TTCACACGTTCCCATCTAAATCCTTTACGAATAACATCGCCGGCTTTACCAATAGCATCTATACTTGCCCACATTTCAATATCAGGAAAGTGTTTCCATAAGTCAAATAAATTACGTTCACCTTTAACTTTGTCAAGATATTTTATTTTACTCATGTTAGTTGTATAGTTTAATCTAACTTTGTCTGCCATTCCATTTTCAATCCAGTAATCTAAACATTCGTAATGCTCTGGGTGGATTAATATCTCACCACCTGCAAAATAAACTTCTTGTACATCTTTCAAGTATGGCTTTAAATTTTCCATAAAGCTGCCATCTGCATTAACACTCATCAATGTGTCTCTGCCTTTGCGGTTAATCCATACACCATCGTCTACTAATTTAATTTTTTCTTCGCCCCATAAATTTGAACAACCTGGTCCACAACTACGACACTTAAAGTTACATAAATTACTAAAACGTATATCCATGTACTTCATTTTAAACTCGTCTATACTACCATCTTCTTTAGTGTCGGCAAGCATTTGTAAGTTTTCTTCAACATTCTCAGCACTACGTTCTCTGTTAGTTTGCTGAGTATTTTGACTGATACGCAATGACCATGTGCCTACTTTTTCTAAATCATAACATCGTTGGCAAGGAGAATAAGGTTCATCTGCCAACATTAACTTTCTCATGTTCTTATATTCATCTGAATTCATTATGTCCATAATGTCCATACCAGGTTGATATTCGGCAACTGGCTTGGCACTGTCTGCAATACAACAAGGCATTACACGATCATCAGGCCACGCATGGAGATGTATCCAAGGTAGAATACAGAAATGCTTACTATCAGCGATAGCCTTAATCGGATCTCCGTTTTCTAATATGTTTACAGCATCTATTGTATCTGTCATTCCATGTCCTGTAATTCTGCTAACTCAGGAAAAACTTTAAAAAAGTCTTCTCCTCTGAGTTTATTTAACCTATATGTCATATGGAAGAACTCTTTTTTGACGTCGTCCCATGTGTCATTTAATGCGGCAAACTCAACTCCACTTTTAATTAGTTGGTCCACTGCTCTGTCTTCTTTATAGCCGCTCATAAGTTTACCAGCTGCTATCTCTTTCATATGCTTAGGCAATGCCTGAGCACAATAATGTTTAGGATTGGCTGCTAAGTACAAACTATTATAAAAATCTTTGTCGTAATCAAACAAGCCAACCCCACTCATATATTCAAAGAACTCGTGCAATGTATAATAGTTCATTATACTTAACACTGTGTTCATTTGAAATGAAACATAATCTAAACTCCTAAATGTCTTGAGGTTTCTTTCTACTCTTCCCCAGTCAGTACCATTTCTCATTAATTCCGCTCTTTGACCAAAATGATCAATACTACAGCTCAGTTCTACTTTGCTAAAATGTTTCCACAAATCAAAAATGTCTTTATCCTTGTACGAAACAGTACTGGCGTTTGTGTTATATCTTAATACTGTATCTGTTTTGCCAAGTCTTATTAACTCCTCTAGTATAATATAATGTTCAGGTGTGATCAATGGTTCACCACCTGCAAAGTAAGCGATATCTATATGTTCTATCTGTTCTAGTATTTCCCCAAGTATACCTCCTCTCTCTTCATCTACGTGTATTACAACAGGGCCATCCGGGTTCCAAGTTTTTTTATCTTCTAATGCCCACTGGCTACTAAATTCACTACCGCAACTTCTACATTTAAAGTTACATATATTTGAAAAACGTATATCAAAGTAACGCATTTTCATTTCATCAACTGTGCCATCTTCGTGGGTCATGCCAATGCTTTCATCGAAGTACTTACCGAAGTGTTCTATACTATACTTTCTAAAACTATGAGGGCCAGCATCTTCATGTGCATAACAAAAATTACATATATCATGCTTCTTTTCATTCAGCATATCAAGTCTCAAGTTTTTCATGTAATCACTATTGAATGCTTCTTTGAGAGTCATGTCTTCTGTGTTACCCATAGGATCAGTATAGTCGTTACTACAGCAAGGAAATATATTACCCAAAGGTGTAGCATTCAAATGCGTCCATGGGTACATACAGAACGTTTTAGACTTGTTTAACAAGAAGTCTTTTTCTACATCTGTTATTTTGATGTAATCACTCTTCATGTATTAATCTCGCGAGTTCTGGAAACGTTGTACTAAAATCTTCTTTGCGTCTACTATCTATTTTTCTTACTTCGGTTCTAAATTTTAATTTTTGCTCTTCCCAACTATTTTTTGTTTTAGCAAGTTTACCTAATGAGTGTAGTTGACTCATTAGCAATTCTATTTGATGACCCATGTTTTCATTCTTAGTTGTCAAAGTCATCTTTTTAAGTTTGTGCATATATAATATTTGTTCTTCTATAATTTCATTTTTAAACTGCTCTGGCAATGCCTGGAAACTAAATTCTTCTGGTCCATATATAGGATTAATTTGCCATGCACCTTTATTGTTTATTGTCCAAGGTGCAACACCTTCGTTGTTTAGATATTCTATAAATTCTGTTAATGAAGGCCAATTAAATAGTGACACACTTGTTGTTATGTTTAGTTGTGCCGCGTCTGACTCCCAAAGTGTTTTGTAATTTTGCTCTACTTCGTTCCACTTTGTTCCATGTCTTATATATTCTGCTTTTGCACCATAATGATCTAAACTTGCATATACCTGAACTTTATGTTTAAACTGTTTCCACAAATTTGTTAAATCTTTATCTTTAAAACGTAACTTGCTTATGTTAGTATTATATGATAAGAATATATCTGTTTTGCCTCTGCGTATCATCTCTTCTAATAATATATAATGATCTTCTGTGATTAAAGGCTCGCCGCCTGCAAAATATGCTTTCTTCAAGTTAGGTATCTGGTCTTTCAATTCTTCAAACACTGTAGGTTTGTTGATTTCATTTATAGGATCATTAAAATGATGTCCGTATTTGGCATCTTCTATTTCCCACAAAGAACTATATGCACTACCACATGTTCTACATTTCATATTACATAGGTTACTAAAACGCATATCTAAATAACGCATTTTAAAATTATCTATACTGCCATCTGTATTTGTGTTTGCAAGATTTTCTAATGTAAACTCATCGTATTCTCGTAGAGCAGTTTTTCTAAAACTTTCCATACTTGTTTCTTGATGATAACAAGTCTTACATGCATTAGGCTGTATACCATTAAGCATATCAAGTCTCATCTTTTTCATAGCATCGGAGTTCATCCAATCTTCTATGCTATCGTCCATGGTGCTTCTAACATCATCAACATTTTCCATGTTTGCAATACAGCAAGGCATAATATTTTGATCTGGTGTAACGTGTATGTGTAGCCAAGGCAATGTACACAAAGATTTTTCTTTGATAGCAGGCAAGTCTATTTGTGTAATATCAATTTTGTCTTTCATACTCTTCTTTGCATAGGTTCCAAAAATTTTCCATCTCTGGAAAAGTTTCTAAAAACGATACATCTCTTCTTTTATCATATTCTGAGAACCAACCATAAAAGTCTGCACGACCTTCTTTAATACGTTCTTCTGAATATTGTTCGTTAGCAAAGTAATCACGTACTCTGCGAAATCTTTCATATTCTAATTCACTGAACATTGTTCTATCATCTTCTACAACGTTCTCTCTGATAAAATCTAATATCTTATCAAAGTAGGGTAAAAATTCTTCCTTAGGCAGTATGTGCATATCATACTGAATAGGCTCTTTCAAGTATGGAGTATCAAATCTTATCTTACGAACGTTTTCCTCTGTGCCTAAATTATTAGGAATAATGTCTTCGTATGTTTTTCTCCATTCTAAAATTTTCTTTAAAAAGTCAATAAAACTAGTAACACTTAATATATTAAAAGTTACCATGTGTGTAATATGGCTTTTAACGCCACGCAAATAAATGTCTTGGTTCTTTTCCCAAAGCTCTACATCTAGTCCTGTGCGTAAATATTCTGCACGTTTGTCCCATGTGTCCATAGAACTAAACATTTTAAATCCTTTAATCGAGTTGTTGTCACGCATTCTGGTAACTGCATCAACTAGTTTTTCCATACGTCTCGGAGTATACCCCATGTTAGTATTAATATTAATCTCAATACTAGGCCTAGGGTTCTCAATTAAATATTCAAAGATGCCCCATGTTGATTTATGCAGTAATGGCTCGCCTCCCGTTATACGAAGAATATTTAGCGTTTTACTAACTTCTGGCCACCATTTCCACCATGCTTCGATATATGGATTTCCTTCTTCACCATATACTTCAAACCAGTCAATATCATTTCTGTGATTCTTAACTGTTTCATATGGTCCATGCTTTTTAATTTCTTTATGATACAAACTACTATGCATTGGGTGACAGTATCCACATTTGAAATTGCACTCATTACTGAATGCAATCTCAATGTATTCTGGATTTACTTTGAAGTCTGGAGGATTGTTTAAAATTTCTTCTAAACGATCCGGCTTGAAAATACTAGCATTACGTTGGTGCCTATCACTAACGTGGTCTTCACCCATGTTCTCAACATTCCAACAGTATTGACAACCTTCGCATTGTTCGCCATTGAACATTTGAATACGTTCATCAATTTTTGTTGGAGTATTATGTAAGACGCTTGGATCCCACTTTAGTTCCTGTACAGGAATGTCATGTGGTTTTGGGTGATAACAACTATGTGTTTGCCCTCGGTGTAAGTAAATTGTTGTATGATGCCATTTAGCCAAACAGAATGTAGGACTAACTTCCTCTGTCATCATTACATCAATTGTCTTAATGCGTTCTAATCGTTCGCTCATAAATCACCTATCTAAGTGCTTCTTTCCTTGTGTTGCCATAATGTACAACTCTAACATCTAATATTGCTGGCGTCTTTCTCCAAGGATCAACCACTATACTGCCTGGTGCAAAATTTAATTCTGAACCATTACCAGTTTTAACTGTTAGTGCTGTGTCACAATCAGAAACATTGTGATCATCATACCAACCCGGCACTGTATCTAATTGTTCGCCGTAAGTTACTTCTGGGTTATGTGCTAACAAATATACTGCTGAACTATCTAATACTTCTTCATCTGGTATATCATTTGTTTGCTCATCGTAGTAATGCAAATCAAATCCTGCTTTACTAATATAATGTCCTACTAACATGCTACTAGAGCCTGCTTCGTATTCTACTAGAGGTTTATATGCTTTACCAACAATAACAATTGGCAACTCAGGTACTAATCCAAAAGTTGGATGTTCATTTCCTGCAAGTTCCATTAATTTGTTGGCCATGTTCTCTGCCTGAACTTCTCTACTTTCCATTACTGCATCAAATAAATCGTAACCTAAGTCTAGTTCTTCAGCCATCCAACGTAACGCAATATTATCTCTGGGGTGACAAGCACCGCCATCGCCCATACCTGGCTTCATATATCCTGGTCCCATAATACGTCTATCACTTGTAGCAAGAGCATCACATACAACTTCTGCATTGATGTTACCTTGCTTTTCGGCAACGTCTTGTATCATATTTACTAAAGATACCTTAGCAGATATAAACGTGTTATAAAAGACTTTAATACATTCACATTCATCCCATGTGCCGACTATGTAACGTGGCTCATTTTGCATTATTGTTTTGTAAAAGTCAATCAACTCTTTTGCGTCTCCGCTCTCATCTCCATCTTCTGTTCCGATCATAACCATCTCTGGGTTTACCATGTCCCACTTTACAGTGCCCATTGCAATAAGATAAGGGTTATACACGAATCGTGCATTTGGGATAAGATTGACGAATTCTCGTCTAACTGTTCCTGGCAGTACTGTTGATATCAGTACTACTAATTGGTCTTTGGTCGCTACAGCATTCACCTGGCTAAGAACTTGCCGGACTATAGAATAGTCGAAGTCCTTGTTTGGCAAATGGCTGGTTGGTGCCTTTCCATCGTATTGAGGATCATGTGGAGTAGGTACTGCAACAAAAACAATGTCTTGTCCTTTTACAGCATCTTCCATATTGTCAACCATTGTAAAGTTTTCAGGCTCTACTGGATTAACGTCATATCCTACAACTTGATGAACCTCGGCGACCATTTCAGCACAGGCTTGACCTAACTTACCTACGCCTACAAATCCGATCGAGGCCATTTGTATTCTCCTAATTGTAGTGTACTATTAAGTACACACATATTTATCAAGTAAAAAGAATAGTTTTATACTATTGTTGGCAAGATGTGAGTAGTTCTTATTTAGGATTTTTCTACAACACCGTCCATATCAAACAGTTTCTTCTCTAAGTCTGCGTATGATAATGCTGTAAAATTAAGATTGATGTTAATTCGTTTGACTGATTTGTCTGGCCTTTTAACTGAATGCCATTGTTGATGATTAAATGTATACCAAGGTCCTATTCTAAATTGTGCTTCTTCTACTTCTTTTATTTTAGAAGCATCTGGTACACGCCAATTTTCATATATATGAAATGGTTCAGTTTCTTCGTACCATTGTGTTTTTGCATCGTCTCCTGCGATTAAACAAAACATGCTAGACTCTCTACTATGTCCGCAATGTGGATAAAGTATATTGCCTTCAGTTTGAATTTGTAATATAGGGTCTATTGTATCTTCTTCGATACCAAACATCTTTGATGCATTACTTTTAAGTTCTTGTGCAATGTCTTCTGGTATATGATAAGCATGTAGTTGCATTTCTTTCATGCCTTCTGCTTTATAACCAAAATGTCTTGCTAACAATATTTTCCTGCGTTTGAATTCCCTTGCTGCTTTGATACCCACAAGTTCTTCTGTTCTAGTGTGTGTTTCTCTAAGATCGTGTTCGCCTGCATACGAAATTTCTTTCCATGGGCGATGTTGTACTTCTAACTTTTCAGTATGTTTGTCTGCAAGTTCACGTAAATGATCTTTCATTTCCTTTGTCATAAACTCAACATTAGATTCTAAATAGTAGTGCATACATCTATTTACCAAACATCATAAACTCTTGTATTACTTCTTGATAAGTAAAATAGATGAGCAAACTGCCTACTAGATATAGTGTACATTCTAATTTTTTATCAGCCGAAGAATGCGATGCATTGTTAAGTAGTATTCCACAGCCTACCCCATATAACGAAACTACTCCGCTAGATAGAACCAAAGTTGATATACCAGAAGGCGTATGGTATAGATTAGAATATTTGCCTATGAGAGTTGAGTTACCAGTTACTGACATTATACTAGATAAGTTAAAAAGAATCATGCGTCAGCCTTTTAAAATATATGATGACCGTATGTACATAATTAAATATGAAGAAGGCGACGAAGCAACATTACATCAAGACCCATGTGATGACACATTAATAATTCAATTAAATGATGAATTTACTGGTGGTAAACTGTATTTAGACAGATACCCAATAGATTTAGAAAAAGGCAGTGCAGTATTGTTTACTAACAATACTTGTTTTCATAAAGTTAAAACTATCCAGTCAGGCACCCGTTTGACCCTTGCAATGTGGATTGATTACCTATAATTCACAACTCAGTTAATAAAACATCAGTTAATGATAAATAGTTTTGTAACACGATTGTAACATAACGAATTGCAGTAAGGTTGCTGGTTCATAGTAATGATGAAGGCTCCGGGTTCGTTTAATCCACATTGTGTTCATACAACAGGAGAATGACATGGCGAAATCCATAGGACTAGTAGCCAATGCAACTCACAGATTTGCAGTGGACTACTTTAAAAAATTCGATCGTATGATGAGGGCTGGCTCTTTAGATAGAGTTATTTCTGATTCATTCTAAGATGCGGAGGGTCAATTATTGGCCCTTTGTCTTATTGTTTTGTGTTACTGCTTTTTTGAGAACACTTAAATCTTTCCCTTTCTTGTTTGCATAATATAGAAATGCTTCTGTATCTTTAGGAAAACAATGCCCGCCAAATCCTTTTTTGCCATCTGGTCCTGGAACTTGCATGTGAGTGTTACCCATACGAGGATCGTTTGATAACATTTTTGTAAAGGATTCCCAATCTGACATTGAACCACTTGCTTCGTGTAATTCATGCAGTTCATTAAAAAATGTTACTTTGGTTGCAAGCCAACTGTTTATTGTGTATTTGATCATACTTGCTGTAATTAAATCTACTTTGAATGTGGGCACAACTTTAACACTGCTATGTCTATTATATGCTTTTTCTACAGTATCACAGTCACGCCACTTACCTCCTAATACCTGCATGTTAGGATTTAAAAAGTCTTGATGTGCATTTGCTTCTGTGAGAAACTCTGGGTTGTAAACAATTTTTACACCAAAGTCTTTTTTCATTCTGGTTAAGTGTTTAGGTGTAATAGTACTTTTAATAACAGCAATACCTGAATAGCGTCTGTCATACAAATCACTTAGCACTTGTCTAACAATGCTGACGTCTACTTCGCCACTGTCGCCTATTGCTTTTGGTGTAGGAACACAGATGAATGTGATGGTTGGTTTGAATTCTATTAATTGATCTATTGTGTTTTCAGGGTGTAGTTTTGTATCAACTACAAACATATTCACATTCTTATCAAAACCATTAATAACACTGCCTCCAACAAAGCCTGCTCCTATTACTCCTAGTTTTAAATTATTCTGACTCACCCTCGTACCGTTTTATGATTGTGTTAATTCCGCCATGCCCTTTTCGAGCAAATCTTGTATTTGCTTTTCTCTTATCATTGCACCCCATCTTCTTGGGTTAACGTATGTTTTCTTAAAGAACTTGCACATTTGTTCATTAGGATTAAATAGCATCATACTGTTGATCTCTTCGTTGAGCCTATGCCCTAATCTGCATACTTCTTTGTATAACAATTCCTGTTGCCATTCTAATTTAGTGTACGAGCATGTCATGTCATTCAATCCATCAAAACGTGGAGCAACTTCATTGTTAAAGAAGTTTTTAAACCAATCGTAGTCTGATATTAAGTTAGTGTCCCATTTTGTTAGAACAGTCATCTCACAACCTAGTCTGGCTCCATACAATGCCCACAAGCCATTAGGAACATCTGTACCAATGTTGCACCACGTTTGTAGTCTATTATAATTGCCATACCATATTTTGTCAAGAAAAAGATCAGGTTCTACCCACTCGCCTTGATCTAGACTCATTTTAACTCCTTCTCTAAAACCTGCTCTAAAGGCCTGGAAAGGTGAAGCAGTTTGATGTACTTCTGAGAACGTGTCATTAAGTTGTATATAGTTAAGTTTCCAACAAAACTCCATACCCTCGCCGTCAGTTGCGGCTTCGTGTGTGTTAATTGTTTTGGTATATTCAGTAGGCCAACACTTTAGTCCGCCGTTACCATACACTAGACCGTTAAGTAAGTTTTTAGCATTCCAACTAAAAATACTTTCTGATATATTATTACCATCTAAATCTGTATCAGGTACATCTAATGTTTGTTCAAAAAAGTCATCCATAACAATATTATCACCGTCTACAGTGATAAAACGTTCTGTCTCTGATTGATTTGCGGCTGTTTTGTGTGCGGCATCAAACCCTTTAACACCGTGTACACGTTTTGCCCAAGGAACTTTGTTTAGTAGATCAGCCCAATGTTCTTCACAGTTGGGTTCGTCATAAGAAATGTAAAAAATGTCTAGCTCTGTGACATCTATCTTAGCCATATGTGTTGTCCTGTTTATACTCTCAAGTATTTATCGAACAATGGAGCAGTGTATACGTGACAATGGCGCAGGTCTGCAATAAGATCTTTATTAATTTCCTCTTCAGTTAATAGTTCTACCATAGATACTGTTATTGTATCATATATAATATTTTGATTGTCTGGGTCTGCTACAAAGAGTTTAAATATACGTTTACCTTTTACTGTTGCCTGTATAGGATATACTCCTTTAAATTTCTCTTTTACTTCACTGCTTAATTTAACAACAGCGGACTCTTCTTTTATACTCACAGATAAGTCTGCATCACCTTCGCCAAAGTCTATAAGTGTTACATCGTCTGTATCCATTGCCGCATAAACTGTGGCTTGCGGTCTTAGTCGTATCTTGCTTACACCTTTGCTGTCTGTAACTACCCAAAATTGATTGGTATCTTTGTCTTTAAGCATTGCTAGTTCATGCTGATCAAATGCGTATGTAAGCCATAAAGGATTTACTTCCGAAGGAGCATCGTGACATAAAGATACAATATCACCTCTCTCATCGAAGTAGAGATACCAATTGGCACGCTCTGTTTTTTCTACTAATTGCTCGAAGCTGCCGGCATCACCTTTTGCTTCTAGAAATCTCTTTTTACGAGCTAATGCTGCGTCACTGATTCCTTCACTCATTTCTTCTCCTCTACAAACTTATAGTTATCAAATAGTTTTAATGTAAACACACTTGCTCCTCTATAATCTTCTGGCATATCATAAACTACTTGTTTGTTTTCTAACAATTCTTCCATAGATAAATTGATATAGTGCAACATAAAACTTGGATCATTTTTAGTTGTAATATAAAAAGGTATTATCTTTCGACCTTTTCTTATAGCACTACTTATCTCCACATCATCATATTCCTTGATAATATTAGCATGAGCAGTGATTGTTAGTGTAGTTTTACTCATACTTAATTTTATATCGTACACTCTTTTACTTTGATTGTCAACTTGATACAAATAAAAATCTTCTGTTGAAACTTTTTCAACTTCAACTGGTCTTACTTGTATATATTTAACGTGTTTATTTTTAGGATCTGTATCTATGCGATACATGTTTGTGTTTTTATTTCGAAGTATAGCAATCTGTTCATTTGAAAATGTTGCAACTTCATAATTTTTACTTAATTCTTCATTTGGTTCTTTGCTCATAGACACAATGGTTCCATCTTCTTCGTGCCACAAAGTCCAGTCTAAATCTTCAAAGTGTTTAGTAACGTCTTTAATGGAACCGCCATGCTCTTGCTTTGTTTCTAAAAAACGTTGTTTTCTTGCTAGTGCCGCTTCAGATACCACGCTCTTTCTCCGCTTTAAGTTTATTTTGATTCACATGATATTCATATGTTTCTACTGACATTTCATGATCAGCAAGTTTAGATAAATCGTATCTCACAAACAAGTCTTTAACCCTTTCTCGAGCTAATGCTCGTTTAAAGGCTGTTTCAAAGTCATCTTTAAATTCCAAGATCCTTCTCCATCTGCTTTATTTTGCTATCATCCATCCAATCTTTTTCTACATAATGGAATGGCATTAGTTGCTGAAAGTTTCCAATTTTAAAATTGTTGTATGAATCATAATATGTTGGCAGCGATTCTGTCCAATTGTCATTTACCATTGTCTCTGGTATATCTTGTATATGACTTTTCATGTGTACAAAAGTAGGAAAACTTTTTGTTAACGGTTTTGTACACTCGTGTTCAACATTAAGAAGTTGCATAGCAAGAGCGTATGCTACGTCACCACTTAACCATGCAGGTTTACCTTGTGGCATATACTTGTAGAACATGCGTTGCCAATGCTGGAATATGACTTCAATCATTGTAAACAGCTCAGTTGCTAATTCACTTTTCTTGAAGTAAAAGAATGCTGTATAAACATTGGGTAATTCATTCTTAACAAAATACTTTCTATAGTAATCACTGCTAACAATATCACCTCTATAAGTGAGTACATTTGTGGTTGCCCATACATCACGCTCTTTTAACATATCCCACCAATGGCTAACGTCTGTTGGAAAGATCATGTCTGTGTCAAGTATTACTGTTTCATCATATGGTGACATGTAGTAATACTTCCATTTGTTGTTTATTTTCCATGATGTGCCTTTTGCATCATCATTCCAAGGAATATCAATAATCTGATCGAATACTTGTTTGTGTTTTGAAGTTATCAATTGTTTGGTTTTTTCGTCTACACACACTGATAAATCACTAACTTTACTTTGTGTTAGTTTTAAGTTTAGTGCTAGTGCATAAGCCTGCTCTAAGTAATCAACAGACCCATTGTTTTGTGCTATGACTATATAACCTTTGCTCATAATTTAATTGCTAATATTATTAAAATTGCTATTAATAAAATGTTAGTAAAGAAAATACCAATTGCTAAAATTGTGTGATACCAAATCCATCTAGTCTTATAAGCATTTTCGATTGTAACTTCATTAGGATCAACATCATCTTTCATAATGTCAATTGCTTTATTTTCTTTTTGTGCTTCTTCGAATTGTAAGTTGGCTTCTCTCTGCCAACTCCATTCCATAAATTTATCCCACCAGTTCATTCTTTGCTCTCAGTTTGTTTTAAAAAATAGTTATTGCCTCTTGTAAATTTACGCACCTTGCCGTTATACCACATAACTTTCCATAATGATGTTTTTCTCATTTTAGGCAACGTATATTCCCATTCCTCTCCTAAAGGACTAATCCAAGTACAATGGTATCCATACCATAAGTGACTCTTGTACCACTTAACTTTTCCGCCTTCTGTAATTAGTTTTTCTAACGTCCAGAAGTAACAGTTATTTTTTTCTGTTAATAACCTATACGGCCACATCCAAAAGAAAATAACAAATATCCAAAATGCACAAAACTTACGCCCGAGGTCGTTAGTCATCAGCCTTCTTATTTCTGTACTTCTCAGTGAAACTATCTTCAGGCGGTATTTCTGCATCAGCATTCATAAACCTAATGCGTTGTATAACGTCCCAGTTGATACCTTTCCAACGTTCGTCTATACTAACGTATTTTTTTTCTATATCATTTTTCCTATTTGCCATGCCTCTTTCTCCAATCTTTTAGTACTACACTTTGGGCATAGTGTTTTATTATATATAAAAGCAAAATGCAACACAGGCCCTGTATATTTGCATTGCTTATAATTATTACATTTTAACCAGTCTTTTCTTTCATTTTCCATTGTTCTGTAAACATACAATGCCTACGTTGACCGTCTGGTGTTACATAAACAAACTGCATAGCCAACAATTGATCAACTGTACCTTCGTTCACTCTGTCAAATGCTGGCTCACTATGTTCTATGTAGTCACCTATTTCTGGCGGCTTTCTCCTAGGCATCCATGTACTCCATTAGTCCGTTGCTTATTCTATTTATGGCCCATTTGTTCATTACATGTAAATCTACACCACTCCATTTTGTTAACATGAAGTCTCCTGGGCTTTTGGGTTTTTCTAATAGTAGTAATAGTGTGTCATTGCTTAAAGCACTGTGTACGTCGTCTGTGTCAAATGTTTTGTATAATGTTGTAGGCAGTTGTGCTATACCCTTGTCTACAAATCCACTCATAGAATGGGCCGCAACACTGAAACTGTAATCGTTTCTGTAAAGTTTTCCCTTCCACTGATATAAGTCTCTGTAAAATTGACTATTGTCTTTTACATGCTTCACAGTGTTAAAGAAACTTTCTGCGTATGGTGTCTTTTTAAAATACACAACCGTTGCCCAATACATAGTTATGCCTAAGTCATTGAGCCTATCTAAACTTTCAAACTTTCTTTCGAACATCACGTCCTGCCATTTCCAGTTCATCATCAGTTCTTCGTTGTGTCCCCAACATTGATTTAGTGTGTCGCTGAGTATTAAATAATCTGCATCAATGAGGATTGTTTCATCGTATGGTGAAATGTCATATGCATCGCATCTGTTTACATTATAAAAACTTAAATTCTTTGCTGTATGGCTTGTATCTTTGTACACACGAATATTTGCACGTTTGAAGTTTCTGTCTTTTTCATTTAAAACAATATTGTTTATTGCTTTATTAACAACATCTTCACCCATTTGTTCTTGTGCATAACTGAGACTGTGGGAATCTGTTACCACAGTGATGTCTTTGATACCTAAGTGTTTTTGTATAAGAAGAGCATTCACAACAGCCAATCTGAAATAATCTATTTCATCGTTGTTGTGTGCGAACATTAATATGCCGCGACTATTCTCCTTTTTCATTGAGATCTAATACCTTATGTACTTTTCTTGCTTTTCTCAATTTCTCATATTCTGCATAATAATCATTCGTTACTTCAAAATATCGACTTTGTATTTCTTCATAGAAGTCTTTTACTTCTACTTTGATAGGATTATTATAGACATCTAAGAGAACAACTTCGTCATGTTTTTCATCTAAAAGTTGTTTGCAAAAAGTGAGCAAGGGAATGTCTATTTGAAAAGTGCCACCATTAATACTATAGCTCAACAGGTTTTCTGTCTTTGCTTTTAATGTGGCAGTTTGATTGTTTAATGTAACCCTGTAGTTAGCGAACTCCAAGGCTTTAGTTAGTCGTGTACTCATACCTATATTTAATCCAAAAAAAAGCCAGTAACACTAATTACTGGCTTTTTTAAAGTTAGTTATTTTTATTATGTACCTACAATGCTACCTTGTGTTGCACTTGGGTTAGCAAAACTAAATCCTGAACCATTTGCATTTGGTGAATTTCTTCTTGCACTAATTGTTAGTGTGCCATCTACATTTTGGTCAAGTACGTTATCGCCTGCGTCTAACAGTGTTATTTTTATGTAAACTGTAGTTGGAGCACTTACACTATTAACACGCCCTTCTACTTTAACATAGTCTGATGTATATGGTGAAGCACCACCGTAATAAATCAGAAGTTGCTGATAACTTGTTGTTAATTCGTAAAATCCTATGCCTGCACTTGTACCTGCACTACCTGATGTAGTGTCATGATATAAGAAAACGTCACTGATTGCGTTTAGTTTGTTAGTCCACTGCGTATTCTGAGTGTGACTTGAACCACCACTTCTGCTTGAACCAACACCTACACCGCCACCTGCATTAAAATATGCTCTGGCTGCACCTTGACTGCTGAATGCAAATGAAGTTTCTTGTGTTAATGTATTTGTCCATGCCGCTGTTCTTGTTGTGCTACCGTCCGTTGCTGCTGTTCTACTTGCTGGTGAAAATCTGTTGTTCCAGCAATCTTGAATGTTTAACATAGTGTTAGACCATGTTGCTCCTGTGATTGTATCACTGCTAGTAACATCACTTCCTACGCCAGTTCTAACAGACACTCCTAAGAATGCACACATTGCCTGTACGTCGTCTTGTAAGTCTTTAAAACCGTTTGTACTTGATGCGTCAACAACTTCGCCTGCTGATACAGCACTAACACCTGAACCACCTTGATTCCAGCCGTAAGTGTTAGAAGCAGTAAATGTTCCTAGGCCGACAATCGGTGCTTCTCCAAACAGTTTTTCAATATTGTCTCGCATGTTATTGTAATCTGCGTCATCGATAACGTCACCGGTGACAACTTGTGTCATTGTTGTACCACCTGATAGTGCTACTGAACTTCCTGATGCCATATGTATCTCCTACTAATATATAATTGTATTTATCTACTTGACTCCGATAACTGCTTCTATCATACCTTGATCGCCGTCATCCTTGTCCTCTAATGCTCTACCAATTACTGCTTCTATAGGTGCTGTAGCATCCGCCACACCCCATGCAACGCCTGGTACGTCACTAGAAATTAATCTTTCGCCCTTACGGACTTTACCAATTACTTTTACAGGAACTCGTCCTTGCAATGCTACTGGTAATCCTTCTATGTCGCTGTTCATTAAGTATGCAGGATCTGTAGAGATAACGCCAAATACTTCTTCATCGGCATGCTCTGTGGTCATTGTGATTTCTTCTTCGCCGCCTATTCTTACCACAGTGCCTGGCTCATAGTCTGCGTCTGCAACATATTTCTCAGCCAAGTCAGCATATTTTGCTGTACTAGCAACACCGTCAAATAAGTTAGCAGTAACCGTACCACTGAAGTTACCTGTTGATGCACTTGTAATTGCACCACCTGTTATTGACATTGATCCGTCAGTAAATGAACCTGCTTGTACTGTACCGCTTAATGTTGCACTTACACCTGTGTGAGCAGATGCTTGTACTGTACCACTAAACGTTGCACTTGCACCACCTGTAATACTTCCGGAGTTAATACTTAAAGATCCGTCTGTGAGTGTGCCTGCAGTAACAGTACTGCTAAATGTAGCATCACTGCCAGATGTAATATCACCATTTTCTATACTTAATGTGCCGTCTGTGAATCTGTTTGCTTCAACTGTTCCACTGAAGTTACCTGTTGTCCCATCAAATATTGTTGTGTGCAATGTTTCTGAAGTAGGAACATAAGTAAATCCTGTGTCTGTTCTTGCTTGTTCGTTGCCTGAGCCACTATCAACAAATATTGGAAAATGTGTTGATGTGCTAGTGTTAGTTGGCACTAATGTAATTGCTGCCGCTGTCGCTGTTGATGCTTGTGAATCAACGTAGCTCTTATTAGCAATGTCAGTGGCTCCACTAGGAGAGCTTGATATTGTGCCGCTTGTTAATGTTACGTCATCAATGTCTGCACTTTCTAGGTTTGTTAAAGAGTTAACACCATCAAAATCTAATGTGCCGTCAACATATACGTTGTTTGCATATATATCGTTAACTGGATTGCTTGAAGTACCTATGTTAACTGTGCCTACTATTGCAAGAGTCTCTGTTGTACCACCGGCACTACCTAATGCCATCTTGTCAACGTGTAAATCACCAAATTTATTTGATGAAGTACCTAATGTATAGTTTGTGCTAACTGTTCCACTTGGAACCCAGTTTGTTGAACCTACATGAATAATATCTCCTGCAGGAATAACAGAACCTGTATAAATTGCATTTGCCTTGTCAGCCCATTCTGATTTGTCTGATAATGATATAGTGCTGTCTGTATAATCAGCACGTAGATTCATACCTTTTGTAAATGTTGCACCAAAACTACCACTGTCTGATAATGTTGCATAATGTGGATCTGTTTGAGCAAGTGTAAATGATCTATCTGAGAACACTGCCATCACTGTTGCACCAGCACTATCATGTGCCGAGTCTGCTAATTCACCAGGTAAACTTGCACCGTCACTAACGTATTTAAGTGCTATTACCGGAACCATTTTGGCCGTTGCTTCTGTACTTTCTAAGAATATAGTTTCAACTTTAGCACCGTAGTTGTTTGCACCACCTGCTGCTGCAACGTTACCTGAGTATGTACTTGTTACTGTACCACCTGGTAATACTGCATCTCTAAAAGTTGAACCATCGTAAACTTGTAATTTGTCTTCTGTTGAATTAAAATACTGTGTACCTGGTACTAAGTCTGTACTTAGTTCTGCTGCCGAAACAGGAACTTTAGAAGCTCTGCCCCAAGTAGCACCATCATATACACGCAAATTATCTTCTGATTTATTGTACCATAATTGACCCGTCAACGTATATGTTGGTGCAGGTGGTACATTACTTGCGAAATTTTCTAAGTGTCGGATTGTATTTGTTACAATACTTTGACCGTAGTTGGTGGCGTTCCTACCAATAACAGTAAGCGACAGAGAACTACTATCTTTAGTCTCATCTGCTACACTTATTGTAACGCCGTCGTTTGTTGTTACTGAATACGCCATTTAATTTTCCTCTTTAACTCAATTGAACCCTAATTGTATAAATTATTTCTATCACCCTGTTTTGGCTTTTTTGTACTGGGTGAAAGATAACATGTGTAAGCATTTCTGAATTATTAAAATCAGTTGCATTTGTAAACACTCCCATTTCATCAAAAATAAAATCTCCTGTGTTTGTTGTACTGCTATCAAAAACTTCCTGGCCACTGGGTTCACTATATCCTAGAGTGACGGTCATTTTAATATCAGTATATGAAGCACCTGTAATAATCTCAATTTTATTCTCTTCATCTGCCTGCGATCCCTGTATGTCTTTGTGGTAAGTTTTGTTGTATAACGATGCTGATGCTTCGTATGCTTCACTTACTCTAGGCGATCTGTAAATTACTTTACCACCGCTACTGTCTACAGACGTTCCGCCGTTCCCAAATGCAATAAAATTAATGTATGAGTCAGCAGTGTTATTCAAGGCCTGTGCAACAATTCTTGCCATATTGCCGTAATGAATAGCATTTCTTTTATTGATAAATTCTTCGCCTGTTTCTTTATCACGGATAATAATATGCCCGTTCATGCTTAAACCTGCGTTATCAATTGTGCCTTTATCCTCATTCATATCTACTTTCTTGTCGTCTTTATCGTTGCTATCTTGCATTGTACTTATTTATCACTTTTCATTATGTACAGTTATTAAATGCTGTCCCACCCTGCTATGTCCCAAGCAATACTATCAAATCCAATGCTTGATATTAAGTCGCCGTGTAAGAATGCTCCGATAGTGGTTACTGTACTTCTATTAGTACGATCTGATAACGATCTTGTCGTTCCGTCTGACTTTAACCACATTGCTACTTCAGGATCTCTGTCTGCAAAGCCTGTTGAGCCACCATTACTTTCAGACATATCAAATATTTCTTTATTACCAGCACTTACTACACTTACTCCAGTTGGGTGACTAATGTATGCATTACCTCTAACTGATTGGTCGCCGCTGTATACATAAGCAGGTCCATTTGGTATAGTTGTACCTCTTGTGCCTCTAGATATGCCTTTTAATTTGTTTCCTACTATTCTGTTATACTCGATACGTTCGCTGTTATCTAACCAAACTGCAGCAGGTATACCTGGAGTTGGCTGTGGTAAAACAGTAGCATCTACTACTTCAATCTCTGTATCCCAAGAATTAATTACTTTGGCAGTTGTAGTTGATGTGGAGCCGTCAGTTAAAATTCTCAAATATTCTGTGCCGCCAAATAAGTCTTGGTGCACAAGGTACTCAACCGTCACTGCATCAACACCACTTGAAATAGAAACATCACCTGCATTAGATAAGATGTTTGCAGTTACGCCTGCTTTCTCGATAGTAAACGTTGTAGATGTTAAATTAGATATTGCATAGTCGCCATCTAATGAAGTAGCGGCACTGCCTGCTAATGTTATTGTATTACCGTTGTTTAACAATGGTGCTGCAATAGCACTTGTAACTGTTATAATATTGTTTGAATCACTAGTACTAACACTGTCAGCAGTGTATGGACCTACGCTGATTGTGTCTACAACAGAACCATTTGCGTCAAACGCATTTGGACTTGTTGTAACATGCATAACTAAGTTTTCTAATGGACTTAGATATACAAGTTCTTCTGGTCTTTCTTCGCCATACAATAAATGATTAAATGTCCATCCATCTACTCCGTCGTAAGTAACACCAAATTCTCTCCAAGTGCTGTCGCCTGCAAATATACCTTCAAAGTTTTGAACATTTATATATTCATCCCAATTATCTCCAAAGCCTTCTGTGGCATCAAATGGTGTGCTGTCATAGCCATATGCTGTTTGTAATTCTAATGGATCACTACCTGATACTACTCTTGTAAATACATTAGCATCAAATTCTTCACCTTGCCATGTACCACCAACTTTTTGCTTAACCATAGTTAGTGTTGCGTTCATTGCTCCTGCCGCTACTGCCACACTCAGTTGTGAACCGTTTTCAATAATGCTTGTATTACTACTTGAATTTGTTCCAAAATAATTATCAATGTCTGTATTAAATTGTGCTCTCACTGTAGGATCAAGTTTGAATATTCTTGAACTTGCTGTATAATTATTTGTTGCAGTATTAGTAACAGTGGCAATATCAGCGGCATTAACATTTGCCATCATATCACCGATACTTACACTGTATGCTTTTGCCGCAACATTATGGCCTGTTTCTGCAAGTCTCCAGTCAACTCTGTCGAATATTAAACTAACATTACCTGTTCTTACAGGAACGTTTGCGGTATCCCAATGAGTTTGCCCAGCAACAAATCCGCCATAAGATTTTTTATAGTCATCATTGTTTGATGCTAATTCTGCATCTGGTCCAAAGTTAAAGTCTAATGATCTAACTTCGCCTATGTCGCTGTCAGCAAATGGAGGAACATCAAAATCGCTCAACATTTGATCTTTGATTTCTTCCATAGGTGGACGTTTACCGTCCTTGTATTCTCTTATCTTAGCAGTATAAGGCTTAACTTCATTCAAGTATTCAATTACACTTTCAAAGTTATCTGGTCTATATCCCACACGTTGTACAAGATCTTCTTCTTCTTTTTCAATGTAAACATATGATGTTTTGAATGCCCAGTCAAGTTCTTGTTGTTCACCCAATGCATATCTTAACAATTCAAAGAACACTTTATTAAAGTTTTCAGAACCTTCAAATATATTATCTTTTAATACATATAAAAATTCTCTAAGTTCTGTTTGCGTTGTACCAGTTAAATCATAATTATATACATCATCTTTTATTCTTACTGTTTCGCTTTCTATTGCGATTTGTTTGAAACTGTTTTGCTTACCTTCAAACATCCACAGTTGATATCTATCAGACTGTGATGCACGGACCATAACTATTGTTCCATCTGATACATTCGATAATGCATCTAGTTCTCTAACACTTGATACTGTGAATGATGCTTTATATGTATTGTCATATCTGATCTTTTCATTTGTACTACCGTCGATACGTTTTACTGCATACCAATTAACAGTTTCAATAATATTCATACTCGACATGCTTGATTGCCATGTAGTATTCAATGTATTTAACTTGACATCTGCTAGTATTTCGTTTACAATATATTGTAAGGCACGTCTTGCTTGTTTAGCATTCTTAAACATTGTTTGACGTGGACGGAACTTTATACCGTAACGTTCAACATTACTGAGATTATCTGCAGGTACAATATTACCAGCGGAGTCTATTTCTGTTAAACTGTCAATGAGTTTGTTTGCTAAATCGTCAGGTATATCGCTGTTGTTATCTTCTTCTCGTAATAGTTTAAATGAAGTATGCTTTAATCCAATTGGATTTAGATTCCTACTTAAATTAATTTGAATATTTTGTTCGTCTTCGCGTAATGTTTTAGTTAAGTTACTCATAACAAAACTTGCAATGTTTTGCGAAGTTTGTGTACCAGCACTAATAAAACTCACAGTGTTAATACCTTGTCCTATAGGATCTGCAAGATATTTTGCTAAATCAAATGTGCTAAATTTACGTTTTGCTAATGTGGCAGCTTGATTACTTACTTCTCTTTCATTCTGCACCCAGAAGTAATAACAATTAACATATCTACCTGTAGATGGATCTACAGTACGTTCGGTTATAAACTCGCTAATGTTTTTAGGAATACCTGTTCCATTATATTCAGACGGTGGTACTTTGCTTTCTACCCATTCAAATAATGCAATAGAGCTACCTGGGAATGATTTACCCCAATTTAGCCAACGTTCTTTGTTTGTTCCTTGTTCGTACCAGTAGTAACGTATACCACTTGTATTCCACCACACTTGTCCTACCTGATCGGGGCCAAATACCGCACGTCTACTTGTATACACTACAGGATCGTTTTCGCTGAAGTATTTTATTTCTGCATCTACGAATGCTGGGAATACGCCTTTGAACGGATCCCACATATCGTAATCATAATCTTTTTCGCCTGTTTCGCTATCGTATACAATAGTGTTCTTAATAAATGTAGGATCAACTAATGGTACTTGTGAACGTTTTACTAAGCCATCTTCGTAGTATGCCCATTTGCCTGTTCCATCGTCATCAATCCACACTTGATCAAATGCTTCTTTTGTAGCAGGAATATTTGCACTAACAAAATTTGTGTTAGCCAGTGCTATATCTGATTCTTTATTATAACGTTGACTTTCTAAGTACAGTACTCTACAATCTCTTGCATCTCTGCTTGACTCAACAAATGTGCCGTCTAAGTTTCTTAATTCGTATTGGAACAAGTCGCCAACATACACTACATTTGCATTACCCAATATTGAACTTCCATCACTTGCAAAGCCGCCTATGTCTACCCCGTAGATAGCCATAACTTCTTCTGGTAAACTGTATCCTACAGTACCATCATCTCCAAAGCCAAGTCTGCCTCTTCCGCCTGGTCCAAAGTTGCCTTGTCCAAAACCACCTGGGTTATCAATTAGGTCTCTCAAACCATCACGTCCTGGATCAGCGTCTTCATCAATAATGTCTGTATCGTTAGTACTTGTAGCATCAACAGAAACAAGTTCAGTCATATCTGGATTATAGTCGCCTGGTGGCACTCCTAGTTTATCTAAGAAGCCAGGTGTAAGTTCATCAAACTCAACTCCGTCAAACGGAGGAGCATTTAATACTAATTCACCTATGTCAGGGTTAAGTGGATTTGGTGTAAAGTTAATATCATTAGGATCGTATCCAGCATTTTGTAAGGCATTGTTTAATTGGTTAGCCAAATGCTCAACATAAGGAATTTCTAGTGTAACTGGATCGATGCCTAGTCTACTTCTAACGTCTGCTCTTTCTGAACAGTCTGGTATCTCTCTTGCTGTTAAGAATATTCTGGCACCAGTACCAAATGTATCACCACTGTGTGGATCACTGTACTGTCCGTATTCTCCTTCGATTGGGTTATAATTACCTGGAGAAGGTAGTCTTTCGCCTGTTATAGGGTCGTACTGTCCTAAGCCACTAGAAATAGTTGGAGGGTACGAATTCATGGCGTCGTTATCACCTAACAGTACATGGTCGTATTCCATTGGTATACCAGTTGCTAAGTCTGCTGGGAATTCTTTGTATATACCTCTGTCAATAACTCGCAAACTTAAAATAATACCGTCAGTGTCTACTGCTGTAACAATAAATTTAGCAGGACGTTCTGGCATTCCATGTGTATCATGCATTTTGCCATCGCCACCTTTGGTTTGCGTTTTAATAATTGGTCTGATTTTTGCAGGTATCTTTTGTCCAAACTCTGGCATACCTGACCCACCATCTATGATTCTAATCTTAGGTGGGTTTGCGGGATCGTAACCAAAACCGCCATTTATGATAGGAATACGTTGTATTTGCCCTTGATCATTTAAGACAGGCTGTCCTGCTTCTGCACCTGCACCAGGTGTTGTTCCGTCTCCAATAAACACGTGAATATTCTCTGCATCTGTGCCTGTGGAGTAATACATTCCAGGTATTTCAACACACAATTCATGTATAGGACCAAAAGGAGATGCTACTGGTGTACCACCTACGACTCTCAGTCTGTCACCAACAGAGTAACCTTTACCACCTGTGTGATTTGATTTTTGCACATAAGCAGGTGTTAGAGTATTTGTTATTCCTGTGCTTTGTGTTACGGTGTTTGCATTTGCTGTTGTGTTGTAATTAACGTTTACTGACGTTGAACCTGCAACATGTGTTCCTGCTGTATGCGATGTAACTGGTAATTGTTGTGAAATTACTGTGCTGTTACCAGGTGTAAGTATTTCTGGTACTGTTACATCAACTAATGAGAAGTTTTTAACAACATGGAAGTCTAACACTTCTTTGTATGTTCCGCCTCTACAACCATCTCTGATTGTTAGTGGGACATTACCACAAGCATCAATAACTACCGCGGCACCCTCGAGAGTGCTAGTGCTGGTGGCTGTATATCCAAACCCACCCGAGCATTCAAATTCTTTAAGTGTGGCTGCAGGAGTACCTTGTATAGTAATTGTTTGGTTATTGATAATTACTTGATCACCCGGTGTTGCCCCTATAAAATCTGCTTCTGTAAGTTTTATCTGTGGCCCCGGTCTGATTAGGCCACAAATTGCTTTTGGCCCTGCAGGAACGTACCTGTCGTTAATTTTACGTTTAGGCTGTATTGTTATAATAGGTCTATTAGTGTATGCAACATCTGGGTCTAGAGGTGCATCTTCACTAGGAACATTTTCTCCTGGAGTTAATGTATCGCTAAATAGGCTTCCTGCTAATGCTTGATTTGACAGTGTTTGAATTGTGCCATCAACAACAGGATTGCCAGGAATAACATTTGGTCCTGCTCCTGCTAAAGTTGTAACTGATCTTGTTCCGTCAACACCTGCTTGATTATAGCCACTAGAACTACCGTCATTTGAAAAGCCATCATTGTTGAAGCCATCGAAGCCGTCTAAGCCTGGTACACTAATAGAGTGGTATGAATAACCATCACTTGCAATCTTAAGTATTTGATTGTCTACTAAATCATTACCCCAGTATTTAGAATTACCAAACGTTTCACCCCCAGGAACTAATGCTATGTCTACGCCTCTAATAGCACGTTGTACAAACGGTATTGGTGCTGGCATAGGTGCAGCAAGAGGTATCACTCTACCGCCTGTTACACGCTGTTGTGTAACGTTTACATAACGTCCGTCCTCAAGTGGCTGTAGTCTACCAACGTTTTGTGGGTTGACTGTTTTAACTGTTTTCTTAAATATGCTAGGCATGTGAGTATAGCCCGCCATAGGTGCTAAACTAAAACCACCAAAGTTGTGTGAGAAAGTTGGACCTGGTCCACCATATTTGTGCCAACTGTTACCAGCGGCAGCACTTGTACCACCTGTTGCTTTAGTCTTGGTTGTTGGATTACCAGTAGGATTAAATATTGGTGTACTCTTTGGATTACCGCGTCTACCGCCGTTGCCGCTATTTCTTGTATGCGAGTTACCTGTGCCTCCGCCTGTGGCACCACCTGCAACTGCTCCTGCACCCGGTGGAGTTGTGAGTGTACCTGGGTCTGTGAATGTTGGGTAACAAATCACATATCTATAAACACTACTTCTCTTTTCTACGTCAACTCTTAAATATTCGCCTTGTGTAGGATCGAAGTCAAATTCTAATACGCCACAGTACTTAATACTGTTTGTAAAAGAACCGTTTCCTCCTCTGGAGAAATCTTGCACCGATGGTTGATAATGTTGGCTGTACTGTCCGTATTGGTTATGGCCTGCAAGACCTCTTTGATCTATCAGCATCTGTTTTTCTGCTGATGTTGCTTTTCTCAGATTAGCATCGCCAGTAGCAACTCGTTTTGTACCGCCGCCGCTGGTCCTACTAACTACTTGATAAGCAGTCAAGGCGTCGTGTGCGGCATCCATGTCTATGATCAATTTAACTTTGCCTGTTGGTTCAATTCTGTAGAACCACTGATCGTCTACACCTCTGGAGTTAGTTGATTGTGCTGTTAACTCGCACTTTTCAAATACTGTTGGTGTTGGTGGAATAGCAGGCTTTACTCCAACATTTATTGTAATCTCCCCCATATCTTCCAGTACTGGTGTTGGTGGAGTTGTTACAGGAGGTATATCTCTAATTTTAAATCTAAAAAAGTCAACGTTGTCTTCAAACCCAGCCTCAGGTGTATAAGTGAACGAACCGTCTGTTTGTAAATTAGTTAGTGTACCGTGAGATGGTTGCATTATTATTGCAGTGTTAACATCTCCACCAGTGGTTGCTAGTTCTATAGGATGGCCATCTGGGTCGTAAGCATTTTGCAACATGTTTCCTGTAATTGCTGTTTCATATCCTGTTGTAAGAATTTGGTCCAATGCATCAGGTGGATCGTTGGGTGGTATTGGAGGCTGTGCTACAATTAATTCTCCACAGTTTGCTGGCGCCGCGGCACCAAGAGCTGCACCACTTAACACAGGTGCACCTAAATTGTTAGTCATGTTGGTTGGGCCAGTGCTAATAGTAGGAATATTTACATTATTAGTAGTTGTTGTAGTGGTTGTTGTACCTGCTGTTGTATTGTTACCATTAAGGAAACCTAAAGTTGTATTCAACAAGTTATTAAATGTTGTTTGTGCCTGGCTCCCTGGATTAGTGTTTATTTGACCGTTAGGGAATGTAGGCGTATAATTTTGTACCGCAGTCGATGCTACCGCTGACACAGGATTAAATGGAGATACATTTTGTGTTGTAGTATGTCTGCCTGCTACAACTCCTGAAGCCAACTTACCTCTTTTCGCCCTAATTTTCTTAGCTGCTGGTGTACCGTTCTTTAATTTATTAAATCCTTTTTTAGAGTTTACACTCTTGCTTACTGATATTGCCCCTGTTGATACAACACCTTTTGTATTTACGCCTGTGAAATTTGTCACATAAGGAGTAGTACCTTTAACCTGTAATGGTGTAATACCTGTATGCTTGTTGTAAGGTGTGTTCAACATAGGTATACGCATTTGGAAACTGCCTCGATGCGTTACCCAACCACGTCTCAAATCAAAACCTCTATTTAAAGATTCAATCATGCCCTCTAAACTTGTGATATTGTCAATCTTAATATTTGAGTTGTTCAAAGATATTACATCATGATCCAATGTTGTAATCACCGCTGTATTAGCACTTAATGACTTTGCTTGGTCATCATACGGAACGCCTCTTACAATAATTTCATTACCTCTAGGAGGACGACTTACAGTGTATACTTGATTGTAGTATTCAAACCCTGTTTGATGCAGTGCAATTTTTTTGCCGTTGTAATCTGAAGCAATTCCGTGATCTCTCTGTGTAACAATTTTAATTTCTGAAGAAAGTATATTACCTGCTGTAACGCCACTTTGTATGTATGGCGTATCAATGCAGAATGTATTTGCACTAGCCATTTCAACTTGATATGTTCCACTGTAATTACCTGCTACAATTCTAACTAGATCCCCCGAGCTGTATCCGTGGTCAGTAGATGTAATTTGTGTTCTACCAAAAAACTCAACTGACACATTAGGCGGTGCAATGTTTGCACTCAATCCTGCTTGAGTAAATGTAAATGATCCTTCAGTTACATTAATGTTTGACACTGAATATTGCTGACCAAATATTAATTGTTCATCTACAGTGATATTTGATGTGTTAAATCTTACAAGAGGATTAACATCAGCATTAAGCAATGCCGTGTCTGCAAAAACTTTTACTGTGTCGTTGCCAACAGGCTCTAATAATGCACTAGCAAGTCTGCTTACACCTGGCTCAATATTGGTAATTGTTTTTAATGTCCTTGGTCCAATGCTACTGATAAATTCTTCTGTCATTGCTACAGGTGTAATATTACTCAATCTAACCTGTTTGTTATTTACAACTTCTTCGTTAACCCAAAGAACAAACTTGTCGCTTACTACTGCATCTTTAACTGCAATATGGTAGTCTAAGAATCTGCCTAAATCTGTGTTGCCAATTTGATTGCTATCTGTATAATTAAACAAAGATACATTTGAATACAAGTATGCTGTAGAATCATCGCCTTCCATTTCTACAAAACTTATATCTGTATCTGCTTCTTTAAATTTATATACATTCCATTCTTTGTTATCACTAACAGCAACATGCACTATACTGTTCGTATCTGGCTGAATTAAGAAATCATCTCTAAACATATCAGCAATACTAGGAACATCAAAAGAACTAAAGTCAACATTTGAACTATTCACATAACCTGCATTAGGTATGCTAGTAAATCTATCGCTAGTCATTCCTGTGTAACTTACATTAGATGTTGTAGGCCACAAGTTTTGTTCTCTAACGCCAATTGGCTTTTTGAGGAAACGACTCGAATCATCAATGTCAATTAAGATTGTATCATCTTCTTTAACGTCTGGTGTTATATCAAATAATCTCTTAGACTTTGTAATAATTGCAATGTCGTCTGATGTTGATACTTTAATGTTTAGATCTGCTCCAGGCAAGTCGCCGGTGTAATTTGATTTTAATTGTACCGTTGCATTTTCTATAACGTAAACATTTGCGCCTGATTGTATTCTACTACCAGGTAAATTTTGAACATTGTGTATTGTTAGTTGATTTGTTGTGAGAGTATACTTTTGATCTCCTACGATGTTTATCAACTCTGCACCATTTACAAAAACATTAGCATGACTATATGTTAAGTTATTTTCTTTTACAATATTATTTGCATCTAGTGTTGTACCTAGAGGCACAACAACATCGCCAGAATTAACAAACTGATCATCATCACTTGTATCTATGTTTTGACTTGTACCAACATTAAATGGTATTGCTTGTCTAGATCCTGCATCGAAGTCCCAAAAAGAACCTGCCACTGTTGCACCATCAACTGTTACAGCAATATCACTTACTGTTGTTGCACCTGTGCCTGTGCTTGGATGATTATCAACACTTGCAATATTAAAACGTTGTCTTGGTTGATAATTACCTGATGCTAAATTTAAGTTAGCAAGTGCAGCGCCACCTAGTGTAAAGTCTGCACCTGTTAGTGTTAAAACTGTTGATGAGTTTGGATTAGTAATAAAACTTGCTGTAACACTTGAATTAACACTTGCATCAGTGTTAATTGCAGTTACAACATTAGACATTACTGTCGCACTGTTTAAGTTTACTGCTACTCCGTCAATAGTTATTGAGCCTAATGAATTTATGTTTGCACTAGGTACTGCTACAGTACTTGTTGCATTAGGTGTATTAAAAACTGTATTAACATTTGCAATACTTGTACTACCCGCAATAACTGTTAGCCTAACAGGTTGAGAATAACCAGAACCTGCATTAGTAATATTAATTGCTTTAAGTACACCATTTGATTCAAGTTCTGCTACCGCTGTTGCTTGTACAGCAGGAGTACCTGATGGTGCTGCTATTTCTACAGTAGGTGCGGCATGGTACTTATGCTTTGGCTGTATCAGTTTAACATAATCAATAACACCCGTAGTATCTTCTGGGAATACCAGTGTAATCATTTGAGGATCGTTTCTAACGTCACTCTTTTCTAATTTTAATTCTATAGTTTGATCATTTTCTAAATCACCAAAGTCGCCTACTTTGAGAGCCCACTCGTCGTAAACTTTCATTTCACCTTGTACAATATTACTGCTCTTAGAAATTTTTCCTAAACTTGGTGCAGTACCCTTGCTTTGTAACATACCTTTATAGAATTCAAATTGGTCGTCATCTTCAATTTCTAAGTTGTTTAAATATTCTCTTTCTTGGTATCCAAACAATCCTCGTGCCTGTTCGTATATTTGCTTTTCTACAGGAACAAAACCTAATTCATGATAACGGCCTAAACTCTGTGCCATATTATCTAAGTTAGGTCTCAGTTCATCATTTTGTATAATAAAACCTTCTGTGCTGAATAATCCGCTCCAGTTAGCAGTTTTTTTACCCTTAACTTTTAATCTTGTTTGTGCATGGTTGTGTACTGTATCAAACAATACATCATTAAAGTCTGTAACATTGTCAAACACTAACGCATGTTCAATTTCTTTTGTGAATAGTAATGCACCATAAATTTGTATACCCTCTGGTGGTACAACTTCAATTCTATTTCCTTCTCTAACTATTTCACATTCTTTTGGATTAATTGCTGCGGCATTTTGATCTAACAATGTAAACTGATTTTTATCTGTTCTGTTGATGGCAGCAATCATTCCAGTTGTACTATTAAATGATACTTTGTTTGCTAACGGACTTAGATCTAATGTGTTATTAGTTTCCCAGCCGCCGGATACCCAGAACAAGAATTGTCTAACAACGTAGTTCCAGTTTCGAACATCATTAATACTATTATCATAATCGCCAAAGTCATATCCGATACTTTCTTGATAAGCACCCATACCAACAATTAAGTCTACAACTTCTTGGTATGAAGTAAATTCTGTTTGATAATCTACTCTATCAACATAAGGTAAGTCGTCTAAGAAGAGTGTTGCTCTGATTGCATCTTTTTGCGGAAGACTTGGCAACCGAGTCCATAGACTTGGTATAAATGATTCGCTACTAGGAACAAGTGTAGGTGCTCTGTAGTAACTGTTATTATAACTTACAATAGTTTCTTTTGGATAACTTGTGAGTGGTTGCCACACAACATAGTCTGATGCTTCGCCGCCTACTTCAACTAAACTTGTATTACCAACTAAGTTTCTTCGTAGCACATTAAAGTAACCAAAGTTTTTATCAAAACCTTTTACTTTGTATCCGCCTACTGTTTTTTGTATGCTTAAACCTGTATAATAGTTTCTTGTTTTATAAGGTGAACTATGTACTACAACTTCAATGTTTTCATTAGGTATAACTAAACTTTGCGAAGTTGTTGTTACACTGGTTTGATCTGCTCTTACAGATAATGTATCTTTGTCAGTAAAGCCAGCCATTCTGTGTGCTAATTTAATATTAAGTTTTCTCAATTTGTCAGTATAATCTGTTGTTGTATTGAGATCTTGATGCTTTAACCAACTGTGAATAAATTGAGTATAGCCAACATTCTTAACAGTATTACCGTTGCTGTCTACAGAGCCGTGTATGCAAAAATGATCTGGGTCTGTAAAACTAAATGGTGATCTAGTTACACTATTAATAATTTTAAACTTGTCTAATACAGGTGTTGTAATTCTTGTTGGGTCTGAATATGATGTAACAAATTTACCTGGCTTGGCTAAAAACAATGCTTCTGCTACGGCAAACGGATAACCACAACTGTACTTCCATGCATTTTCTGCTGGTGCACCGTCGCCAAATCTCCACACATTATCTACAGTGTCATCTGTTGTTGCTGTGATAAGCAACGAACTTGATACTGCAACTAGAGGACCTGTATCTGTTATTGAACCTGTATTGTTCTTTACAGGCTCAATTGGTATTGTAAAATATTGTCCTAAGTAAGTATTAGTACTTGATTCAGTGCCTCCAATACAATATGGGAACATAGGACTACCGTCATTATCAACTGTAGCAACGTAATAGTAAATTGGAGTTGTTGGGCTATCTGGTGTAACACCAAATCGCATATTATACTGTCCTGAGACCGGTAATGCAGGAGACCCTGTTTCACCTGCAAAGGTAGATGCATTTGTTGGACTAAATGTGTAATCTTGTACAAACTCTCCTGTAAATGCACCTCCTGGACCATCTGGTCTGTTGCCTTGTCTTAACTTAAAGCAACTATTAATTCTTGTAATAGTACTATCTACTACTTGTCCACTGTTGTCATATGTTGTATAGCCATATGGGCCATATATTGGCAAACCATCTAGTGACCATCCAACTACGGGGGAATGCTCAGTAGTGCTCCATTCTGATAAGCCTGCATGTTTAGGTTCAATAAAATATGTGCCGTTGTCTGGTACATTATCTCTAAAAGTATTTGAATGATAATACTGCCCTTCATTATTCCAACTAGATACATTTCCAGGATTTAAAATGGGCGTTCCTGTGACTGTGATACCTATTACATTGTCTGGTAATGTAATTGGCGCTGGATTTTGTAAAATAACACTTGCTTCTTGAGTAAGGTTAGTAAATTTATAGTTGTATATCTGATAATTTTTATTTGTAATATTATCTTCGACGTACACAAACGGAGTTGTAAATCCGTCAAGCCCTTCTGCAAATCCGCTACCGTTTACATTACCTGCTATTAATCCATCGTAATCCCAAAATGTTCCTGCTTGTGGGGCAGCATTTGCATCAAACAATACTCTTGATGCATCAGAAGAACCGTACGTTAATGTTATACCATTAGGTAAATTATTATTTCCTGTTACATCTCTAAAAGTATCTGTTACATCTTGATTTGCTTGTCTTCTGTTAGCATACACTTCAACGTTGTTTGTTGAACCAGTGTTTGTAATTTTTCCTGGCGCTAACAAGTTTGCATTCTCATCAACAGGTACTAAATCTACCAACCCAGGTCTTGCCCAATTATTGTCAGATAAGTATTCACTATTTGTGATATTCTCTCTAGGGCCTTGCCTGATAATACCTTTTTCTAAATCTTCCCACATAGCAAAGTTTTTCCAACCATAGCTCGTGCCGTACTGTGAATCCCACCATGTAGGTTCTTCTGTAAATCCTAACATCTCCCATGGATGCGTATGCGGTCTTACTGTGTCATAATAATATTCATACCAGCCTCTCCAGTGTCCTGGTAAATCTTTTCTACCTCTGTAGTTCCAAGTCCATGTGTTAGTTGCATCATAGAATTCATTTGTTACATGATCAACTTTGTTTGCACCAAGCCAGTTTGTAAAACTGTTTCTAAGTAAGTCGGTATATTCTCTGCTAGAGAAGTTGTCAGTTCTAAAATATCCTGAGCGTATATCGCCAACATTTAATCGAGGCAGACTGTTTCTGTCTCTGAACTGTTGCATACTGGTGTTGTATAATCTCTTCTCAAATTCTAAAAGTACATCATCAACAGTGGTACCAGTTAATGCAGTTTTACTTCCGTCATGGCCAACTAGTAATTGTTGTGGTGTTTGGAAACTGTTGTCTGTTTCAATACCAGGAGTAAACAATGGATATAGTCCCATTGTACTAGGCGTTGCTGGACACTCTGCACTATCTCTGTCTATATTATATAACTTTGTAATAATAGAATCACCTAGCCCTATACTTCTTGTTACATCGACAGTGATTGGGTTTGTGCTAGAAAGTGTATAATCTTTTCCTATTGTTAATAATTCCTGTGTTCCATTAAGAGCATCTAACCAGTATACTAACAGACTGTTTTCTATTGTTTCTAAGTCTGCATAGTTCGTCATAGTGTATGATGTAGCTGCTAAATCACTTACATCAAAACTTTCTTCTTTGTAATTATCGCCAAATGGTAAAACATAAGTTGTGCCAAAAACATCTTTACCTACACTGTATGAAATAAGATTACGCAACACTCTTTCTAGAATGTATTCATTGCTCAAATTATCTACAGGAAAATCGTTATAGTATTTTGTTATTTCATTAATTAATCTTGTTCTATACTTTTCATACTCTCTTGCTGAAAAACGTATGCTATCTATAAAGTTATGAGGTTGATCATCCAGTAAGTATGCAGCAAGTATTATATCTTGATCAGTTTGTATAATATCTTTAGCATGTTTTAAATCTTTTGCACTACTAGAAAAATTATTAGACCCTAATGGATCTCCTGTAAAGCCTTCCTGTCTTTCAATATATCGCTTGAAGTGCGACAAGTATTGTGGTTCTGCAACTAGTTCAATTTCTTCGTTAAATGGATTTGTTCTCCAACTTAAAGGAATTTCATAACGGCTATCTGATATTTTTGTTATACCAGTATCACTTGTTACTTCAACATCAATCACGTCACTCTTACTAAATGTAAAACTATTAAATTTAATTGAGCTAGGTGCTTCGTAAGTATAGTTTGTTACAATAGCACCATTTACCTTTACAAGTATATCGTAACCACTAGAGGTAATAGTACTAGCATTAGGTACTGCACCAATGTTGTATATCAATGTTTCGTCGTCTAGTTCATCACGCCCAATATAATGTGTTGTAATAATCTTTTGTTCATTTTTATCGCCACTAAGTTTCCAGTATGAATGATATTCGGGTGTGGCTTTATTTAACTTGTAATAGTAACTACCTAACACAGACGTGCTTGATGTAGCACCAAATGATCTATATTCTACTGCATCAGTTTGTATGAAGTTTTCAAATGTTATTTCACTTACTGCTTTGTACGGGGTATAAGTTAAAGGAAATCCTAATTCAGTATCTGGTGTTCCTGTGCCTACTTTGTAACCAAATATTTTACTGCCTTCAAATGTGCTGTTAGTATAAAGTCCAGTGTCACTGAGCTTATTGCCTGCGTCGTCATATAACACAAATAATGGCGGTTGGTTTATTTGAATTTTCTTTTGAGCCTGTGCATACTTCGAACCATCGTAAAGATAGTCAGCACCTTCAAATACATTACCCTTAGCAATTACTACAGTTTGACCTTTTGCAATAGGTGTTGAACTTGTCGGTGTTAAAGTTATAGCAGTACCTACACCACTAACTTTATACAAGAAAGTTTTTATACTATCACTTTCGTTTGGAAAGAATAGTATATCATCATTTTGTAAAACTCTTGTGTCAATTGTTGCACTCGGGTTAGTTGCTATATCTGCGATTGTTAATGATGTAACGGCTACATGTGCAACATCATAGTTACTTGTACCCTGGTTATACATTTCAAGATCTTTATCAAACTCAATAATAGGTCTTTTGCCGCGGTATGTTCTTGATGGTAACTCGTCGCCTGCATCTAGGAAATTATCTCTGTGATGCCAGTGATTAACACGACTCCATGCTGTAGCATTTGATGCACCTCTTTTGATTAAAATGTAATCTTTTTTAGCAACATCACTGCCGCCATAAAGTGTAGAATCCGATAATGCTTTCTCTACCAAGTAAATACTTTCGCCAACACCTTCAACAATATAATCAACGCCTGCTTTGTGTACTCCCGTGGTAGAGGAATTTGTAGGTATTGTGTTGTCATTATTTGCAAACGTAATAATCATACCGTTGCGTAATGTTGTACTACCGTATGTAAATGTTTTCTTACCAATAACGTCGATGTCAAGGTTAAGTGGCTTATCAAGTGTTGCTGTAATTGTAATTGTTGTTGGTCCTGCTGGGTGCCAGTAGTACTCTTGGAAATTTATAAATTTATCAATGTCGATGGGTGGCATGAACACTCTGTATCGACTACCAAATATTCTGTTGTGGTTTGTTGTTGTGACTCCGTAAACACCTAATGTATCTATGAATTCATCGTAGAACATTAAGTTTTCACTTTCACCGGTCAAAGGATTTAAGTTATTGACAGCAGGTACAAGATTATACTGCTTTCTGTCAGCAGTATTTTCTTCTATGAACGCACCAGATACTCCTGTATCTTCGCCAGTTTTTTTGCCAATAAAACCATTTATAGGTGTGATATTAGCCTCACTGTATAACTGCTCTACTGTTGCTTCAAAAAAGTTTTTGATAGCCTTAGTTTGCAGGACTACAGGTAACTGATTATAAATCTTGTCTGCCATGCTTGGTTTTACCTATCAGCTCTTAATGTCTGAGAACTTATCTTCTCTACTATTTCTATGTCCGTAACTTTTGCAGTATTCAAAAATAACTCATGTGGATCTGCTTTAATTTGGAATAAGTCTCCAAAACTGCCTCCACTGTTTTTAGGTATAATCACAATACTGCCTATGCTACTACCTAATCGTTGATGAACGTAACTGCTCAATTCCGTGAAATAGAAAGTCTCTCCAAACTCCCAATTATCAACGGCAAAGTATGCGTTAAACGCATTAATAACTTTACTTCTTATTTCATTATCACTTATTGTGGTTCCTGGTAATTTAACAATTCTAAATTTTGCTTGATTCTCAGGTTCAGCATCATCGCCAAATAAAAGTTTAAAGTCTGCACTCTTAAATACTAAAGAGTCACTAACATTTTTAAATTCGTTTAACTTTTTAAATTCGGTTCCAAGTTGAGCCGGTGTAGGTGATAGTGGATACTCTGTACCCGGTACATTTTTATATTTTTGTACTTCTTCGTAATATGAATTTGTTAGCACTAACATTTCTACGATGTTGCTGATACTAGGATCTATTCTTACATCTTTAGGTGCAACATGTTTCCATTTAAAAATGACATCATCTTCTTCTATTAATGCAGTGTTTTGTCCTGCGGCTCTACCGTTTCGCACATAACAATCTGTTGATTCTACTGGTGTTGCTAAGGTGCCTGCACTGTTAGGAGTTATTTGATATACCTTGTCATTAGTGTAATCGTAAACTATTAATCCACGTACATTATCTATACCTTGTGCTGTAGAAACATTTGTTATCATAGATATGTTTTTTAAAATTAATACTTTGGTTGTACTAATTGTTGTAGGGTTTGGTAAGCCCCCTGGTTGCATTGTATCGCCAGCATAGTCAAATACAACTTCGTTGTCGTTTCTAAAGTCTGCAATATTACCAGAAAGTGGTCTGTCATACGAGTAACCATCAAAGTCTGTATACTTCTCAAAGAATACTAAATCCTCCGAGCCAACAAAATCTCTAAACTGTAATGGGTAGTCAGGAACTAAATCACCGTCTTTGTCTATAGGAGACACAACAACTTTTCTATTGTCTGTATATCCATCTGAATATTTAATTGGTGCAACAACATTCCAATTTATGTTTTGATCTAATTGTTCTTTTGAATTCTTATACTTGACAACTAATTTGTCTTGTGTTGCTTGTCCTGTGCTGTCAAATGCATAAGTGTAATTGTTATCAAACATATTAGTTATTATTAAATTACCTGTTTGTGCAGAAGTATCTACATTAGCAAGTATAATTCTCCCCACAGCACCTGTGTTAGATGAATTTGAATTACCATAACTGTATGTGCCGGTTGTTGAAGCTCTATAAGTTTCAAACGTGTTTGTTGCGGTATTATAATCTCTGTAAACAACTTCTCCACTGCCATCTAAAATATTGTAACCAAAAGTTAAATTGCTAAATGGGATAGTGATGTTTGCTGGTAATGAATTTATTCTACCAGAATTGTTTGCAATAGTAACATTGTTTGTGTTTATACTTGCCTGTGTGCCGTCTGCAAAATAAGGATTTAATGATACTGTTGCACTGTTTACAAAAGCATTAGCAACTGAATTACCGTCACGATATATACCTGCACTTGTAAGATAATCTACCTCAACATCAAACCATTTCAAATTTCTTGTTCTTAATGACAGACCTGGATCATATGAGTTAGGTGTGTACTTTTCTCCAGTCTCACCACTTACCCATATTTCACCATATAGTTCATCATCTGGCTCCCAACTGAATACTTCTTCACTGCCAGGCTTGTAGTTTAATGTGGTAAACTGTATTAGATCTCTTGAAGATTGATTGTCGCTGTCTGCTACTTTAACATTGTTGATGTTATAAAATTTTAAATCTGCACGGCTTTGTACAACATACTGTTGTCCTCTTGCTGTAACAATAAATTTGTAGTTGTTAGAATCGATAGCAGTATATGTAAACAGTAGTAACCAACTAGCATCAATTCCTGCGCCTGATGTATCGCCTGCTGATTGTGGGTTCCACTTACTTGTTTTATCTAAGTTTGCATTAAGTATTACATACCATCTGTCTCTAGCAGGATCAAAGCCTAAACCAAATGTTCTTTTGTTTTGCATCTCTGCTCGTATTTCTGCTTTTTCGCTAGTAGCAATAATTTTACGCATTGTAGCAATATATTCTTCTGCTCTCCATCCGTCTTGTACTTTTGCTGATAATGCAAATGGACCTGTTGATGTGCTGAGTCCACTGCTTAATTGTCCGTTGTTTGCAACACTTGTAATTCTTGTCCACTTCCATCTTGTTGAATCATTTGGGTCAACAAATTTAATAAAGTTATTTTCTGCAAACTCTTCAAACCCTAAACCAAAGGTTGTATCCATTACAACAGAGTTACCTGGATCGGAAGTTGTTTCTAGGAAGTAACCTGTTGCAGCTTCTCCTAGCACAACAGGAAGTGTTTTCCATATAGCATTCTTTGTGCTGTTATCAAATTTGTTTACATCATTCTCTGTCCAACTATCTCTGAACTGTTCGTATATAAAATTATTAAGTTCGCGACCTTTTAATATTAATGGTATGTCATAATCTACTGCTTCAACCACAGTATTGTTTTCTGTTATAGAAATACTTGTAGTGGTTGTCTTTTCTTCAATGAATAACGAACCATCGTTAGCAAATGTTTCTAAGTTCTGATATGTTCCTGTTGGATCGTTGATATCAATATATCTGCTGTGGCCTGCATGTGTTTTGTTTATTGCTTTTAGTTTTAACAAATTGGTTGTTTGACTAAAAGGAAAAATATTGTAGTCTTGAGCACTTACCATACGATTCTGTGTATAGTATACTTGTGGTGCTCGTTGTTTAATTGCTGTTAATGTTTCCTGAGGTAAACTATTGTTTACAGACTCCTGTAAACTAAATGTAAGTGTTAAATTAAACTTAGTACCTTTTGCATTGTTGTAAGGAATAGTCACTCTTACATTTCTTGCATCTTCTGGTGAGATAGTATAGTTCTCAGGATCACTTGTTCTATAGTAAGTTCTAAATCTGCCAAACGGTATATCACCGAAGTTTCCGTCTGGGTATCTAATTTTGATGCCGCTGTTGTTTAAGTTTTCAACTGCATACAATGTTCTCGTTTGAAATGCAACGTCATTGTAGTTTAGTGTTTGCCCAACTGTATTTGGAATTGATGTCCACTTAGCAACTGTTGCTCCATTAGTGTTTATCTCTTGTACAAACACATCTGTTTCATTAATGTTCAATTCACTTATTTCTTGTACCCTACTACTAACAGCAGAAGAGTAATCAAAATCTTGGAACTGTAATTGTCCTTGCTTGAACATCACAAAGAATCCTGATTTTGGACTGCTTATACCGGCGCCATCATTTCTGTAAATTAAATTAAAGTTGTTTAACTGATCAGGATGTCTTTCATTAAACACTCCGCCGTCCTCAAAATCTGGATTGACAACTTGGAACGATCGTTCAACACCACTTACTGTTAAATTAAAATCAAAAGCAACAGGTGATGTTAGCGGAGTATTAATCTCATACAAGTCCGTATTAATGCCTGCAACTTTACCTGACTTTGTTGGAGAACTAAATCTGTTTGTGCTAGACATTGCCGCATTAAGTATTGTAATAAATTGCTCGTAACTATCTGAATTATTTGCGTCGTCCCAAAAAATATTCACATTGTTTAAGTCATTGCCTAAACTATCTTGTAATGGCTCTGATGTTCTAACCGCAACCAACTTCATTAATCCACTTGCACATATATTTCTACGTGGATTATATCCTAACTGTCTTGCAAGTTTAAATACTGAATCTCTTCTTTCTGCAGTTTCTAAAAAGTTTTCTCTGCTATTAAGATCCATTCTAAATGTAAGTGTCTGAGACAAGTATGCTAACAATTCAATGATAGCAATGAATTCAGAACTTTCAGTGTAATCGTTAAATGATTCTGGGTAATTGACACGCACATAATCTACTAGAGCTGATCTAATAGTATCAAAATCATATGCTTGGAAATTTACTTCGCTGTATGCCTTGTATGCAATTTTCCAGTCTTCCGCCGCAAATAAATTATTTTGTCTGTTTACTAGTGCCATTTATTATACCTGCTCTTCTCTAGTGAATTCTAAATATAATGTATCTTCACTGTTAAGTACAACGTACTTTAATTCTACTTCTGCTCTGATAGAATGGTCGGATGTAAAGATATCTATGTTTTTTAATTCTACTCGTTGTTCTTTGTCGATTATTCTTTGGATGTCTTCTTTGATTTCATCGTTGGTAAAAGTGTCTTCTGGGTTCATAAGTAAGTCCCATACTATGCTACCGTAATTTGGTCTCATAAGTCTTTCACCTTTACGAGTATAAAATTCATTCAACAAATCACGTTTTACTAAATCTACGTCATTGAGGGTAAAGGGTGCCTTAACCCTGTCAACTGTGTTGAATCCTCTGAATAATGTTGCCATACTCATATTTATCTATTTCATTAACCATAGTTTTAATGACTGAACAAAAAGGTTGACATCAATGTATGACCATGTATAATAGTAGATAATGTGTTGTTGCTAACACAGAAACCGGGTTTCATACCCATTAAATTCATACAGATAGTTAGGATAAACAGTGATGTTTAAATTAACACGCGAGTTTGACTCAATCTGGGAACAAGCACAGGCTGTAAATGCAAAATCTGGGGGACAACGGTTCCACAAGATTTTTCAACAGTCTAAGCGGTTTGTTACAGTTGGGTTGTATGACTCTGTTACCAAGAAGTATGAGCTGTTTGATACAGTTAACTTTGCAGGTAACTTCCGTTACGATAAGAGCAAAAAGCCGGCTGAGCTCATATCTATGGAAAACATGGTTAAAAACGCAGGCTAGAATAAATATGTGTGTAGGCAAACTACACACATATTTTCTATATTGGAGAACACATTTGTACAACGAGACCACAGATAGTTACGACAGCCTGTCTAGTGCTAATCAACGAATTCACGAATTGCGTGATCAAATACGAGACTTAGAATCTCAAATAGCAATGCAACATAAAATGATTGCTGAAGAAACTGCTATGAGATATAAGGCTTGGAAACAACTTGCAGATTTTCAAAAAGAAGCCAGCAATAGTGGTTATGATTCTGCAGATATAATAACAGGAAGATGAAAAAACTTAAAATATCACTTGCAATTAGCGTAGTGCTAGGATACATAGCATTATTAATTTACGCAGGGATCAACGGATACATAATACACCCATGTATGATAGACGCAACACCAGGAGCGAATCATATCGAATCATGTGTAAGTTATCCGGGATACGGAATCTAGATTAAAGTTGATCTTTGCTTGATGAGATCGGCGGCCGCTGACTTATAAGTAACTCTATCGTCAGAGGCTTTTGGTTTTATAGCATCTGGAGTACGGAATAGCTCTCCACAATACTGCATTTTTTGTTCATGGTCTGCCCTCTTAACAGGCTTGCCACCTTCTAGTTGTTGTGTGTGAGCCATTAAGTTTCTAGGTACGTCTGCATAATTACCATTGTTAAGTTCTTTCACTGCTGGGCTCTTAGCAAATGCGTCTGGTCCTACATGATCCGCTAATATTAATAAAGCAGATGCCTGGTTATCACTAATTGGTTGTTTAACGTGTGCCGCTACAGTAGGGAATTGTTTTGCCAACGTTGACTGAGTAAGCATAGCAGAACCTGTTGGTCCTAATCCTACTTCTGCGAATTGAATAATATTA